CATTAACAGTTAAATTTCCTGCTACTGTTAAGCTGTCTGCTATTTGCACATCATCTGGCAAAGTTAAAGTTACATCAGCAGATTCACTGCCTGAGCCTGTAACTGTAATCTTGTTAGCAGTTCCTGTAATGGTTTGAATGTAATTGCCTGTAGTGTCTGTGCCTAAAGCAACGCTGTTTGCATCTACGCTTGCAGCTTGAATATTAAGGGCATCAACAAATGATTTGGTAACTCTAGTATCAATAGCAGAGTTAGCCCTTGCATCTGTGTAATATAAATTAGTACCTTCTGTTAAGTCAGAGGTTGTTTTGTTAGAAAAAGCAGAATCAAATCTTGCTTGCGTATAGTAAAGATTAGTGCCTTCTGTTAAATCGTCTGTATCTTTGGTTGCAAGCCTTGTATCAAATCTTGCATCTGTATAGTAAAGGTTGACCCCTTCTGTTAAATCGCCAGTATCTTTTGTTGCAAGTCTTGTATCAAAATCAGAATTAGCCCTAGATGATGTGTAATAAAGATTGACTGATCCTTCGCTTACATCATCGGTATCTTTTGTAGCTAATCTAGTATCAAAATCCGAATTAACTCTTGCAGTTGTATAGTAAAGATTTGAGCCTTCTGCCAAATCGCCTGTATCTTTTGTGGCTAATCTAGTATCAAAATCAGAATTAACTCTTACAGTTGTATAGTAAAGATTTGAGCCTTCTGCCAAATCACCAGTGTCTTTGGTAGCCAATCTAGTATCAAACATAGATTCGCCCCTAGCTGTAGTCCAATAGAGATTAGTATTCTCTGGAACAATAGAAGTATCTAATGTTGATGTTGATGCTTGATTAGAAGCATTACCTATAAATATCTTGCCATTATTTAAGTTTGGAACATCATTACTTCTACCAGCACCACCTATTTTAATTGAGCCAGCAGTAGCATGACTTCTTATAACTTTACCTATGTTTTGTATTTGACTTGATTCGCCTGTTGGTTTTGTTGTTGTATAAGCACCTGCTGTTGTTGAAGCATATAAAATTTGTCCTTCTGATACACCTGAGGTATCTAATCCATCTAACGTACCAAATGTTGCAACTTGTAATCCTGCATTATTATTAGCATCTGTTACAGCTAAACCAAATACAGGCATTTTAGAAACATCATCAGCTTTAGCTTTAGATACCACTGGAACATCACCTGAAACACCTGAAACATAAACCAAATCACCTTTTGTTAATGCTTCACCAGCTTTTGCACTGAATCTAACAGCACCATCAATATCACCAACAAATTCATCAGTCGCTGTAACAGTGTTAAATGTAACATTGCTAGTTACAGCAACAGCCTGACCAATAGCAACCACTGGTGTAGAACTTTCGCCTGTACCACCTGTAATGGTTACGCCTGTGCCACCAGATATGCTTTCTACATAATCGCCAGTGGTATCAGTTCCAAGAGTAATAGAATTAATTTGAACAACTGTATCTATGTCAACATTAGCACTACCATCAAAAGATACTGAACCAACAACATCTCCTGATAGAGATATGGTTCTTGCTGTGCTTAATACGTCAGCAGAATCTGCATTGCCTGTTAAATCACCAGTAACATTACCTGTAACATTGCCAGTTACATTACCTGTTACATTGCCTGTTAAATTACCTGTAAATACATTGGATGAGCTAATGCTTACGCCAAAAGTGATCCAAGCATCATCAGCAGCATTTCTTATTTTTAATACGCTGTTTGCTGTATCTACCCATAACTGATGGGCAAAAGTAGTTGAAGGCTCGGTAGCCCCTGAATTAACTGTGGCTATGGCTGCTAGAGCGTTGTTTAAATCAGCTCTGAAGTCAGCTCCACTTTGGTTAGCTAAATTATAATCGTGTTGTGCCATTGATTTACCTCTGTCCTATTGTATATTTAATCTGGTTGAGTTGGAAACACTACATCATCAAAATTTGTAGTTGATTGATGAGATGATGGTAAGTCTCTTAGCTCCTGTCTATATGTTGCCCATTCTGCTTTTTTTGTATCTGACAAAGGACTGTCGTTGACTTGAGTCCAGTCTGATGCAATTAATAAGTCATTTCTTTTTTGTCTAATTAATTCTGTTATTGGCTCAGTTCTGGTAACTGCTTGATTGTTTTCAATCTTATATTCTAAACCACTATAATTTCCCTCTATAGCTGACTCTCCATCATTTAGAGAAACCTGATCAATTGTTATATCAGAAGTTGTTGTTCCAATAATTTCTCCTGTGTCTGTTTTATAAATTGTATAGCTATTCATAATTAACCCATGTTATCCATCAGCACTGTCAATCCCAATGATGTATGATTGTATTTTCCATAAAAATAAACCCTAAAATATACAGTAGATTGTGAGCTGGAAAGACCTGATACAGTTCCATAATAAGTGTAAGTATAAGGTCTATAAGTGCCAGCACTCCATGAAAATGTTGCCCCATTGGGAACATCCACCCATGTAGAATTGTTGTAACTATATTGAACCCTTACTTGACCAACATCACCCAAAACACCATATAAAATACATATATATTGAGCATCATTTCTGACTTCAGTGATGGTGGTATTACCTTTGACATATGGATATGCAGTTCCTGTTGCCCCTGTTGCACTATAATAAAAACCCTTTTTCGTTAAGGGAACAGCACCCCCTGTTTGAGAGTAAATTTTAGGTGTTGTATTTGCAAAAAATTTAACATTCAAAGTATCAACATTAATTCTGTCGCCAGTAATAGTGTTACTTGCTATTTCTGTTGCAGTAATAGTTCCTGCTGCAATTTTTGCTGCTGTAACTGCATTTGCTGCCAATTCATCTGTTGCTATAGCACCTGCTGCAATTTGTGTTGCAGTAATTGTGTTAGATGCAATATCAGAAGCAACAATACTACCTGCTACGATCTTGGCTGAAGTAACCGAGTTTGCAGCCAGTTCGTTTGCTGTTATAGCGTTAGAAGCAATGTTGTTTGCAGTGATAGTATCTGTTGCTATTTGTGTGGCTGTGATCTCTCCTGCACCTATTTTTGCTGCTGTAATTGCACCAGTGGCAATCTTTGCTGTCGTTATTGCACTACTGGCTATTTCAGTGGCTGTAATTGTTCCTGCCACAATTTGAGTTGCTGTAACTGAATTGGCTGCAATGGAATCTTGATTAACAGCATCTGTGGCTATTAAAGCATTAGTTACAGCATCATTGGCTATCTTTGCAGTGGTAACAGCATCAGCAGCTATTTGTGCTGAGGTAATTGCATTGTCTGCAATTTTTGCTGAAGTAACAGCATCAACACCGAGCTTTTGCTCTGTAATAGCACCAGCAGCAATAACATCTCCTTGTATTGCATTTACTGCTATTTTGGCATTTGTTACAGCATCAGCAGCTAGTTTTAGTTCTGTGATTAAAGAATCTTGTAAATCATTGGTTGCAACTGGCTGATCTGCAACACTAAAAGTTAATGTGGCTGGTGATGATTCAACTCCAAGAGTGTTGATTGAGCTAACGCTGGCAACATAATTTGAACCCACTGGAATAAAACCAAGATCACAAAATTCAGTATCAACAATTTTATTTGTAAGTTCATTGCTTGAGCTATCTACTACATTAATTCTATATTCATGGTCTGGAAAGTCTGTAGGCTCATCCCAAGAAAGAAAAGGTCTGTTTGTGGAGCTAGAATCAGTATCAGTAAAAGATAAGCCTGTGGGTGCTTTAACAGCATAAGCTGAAGGTAGATTAGATAGTTCTTCTACTGGCTCTTGTGGTGGAACTTCCCATGTATAAACATCAAAGTATTCTATTAGACTAACTGCAACCAAACCATTTGGCTCAAGCTCTAAGGCTTCCACCCTGCAAATCTTTCCATTAAAACCCAAACCAGTATAAGTTACATCAACAATGTCTCCCACGTTAAGCTTATACATCTCAGGAGTTCCAACAAATCTAAATGAGGTTTGATTCCTGCTTCTGGTTAAAATAGCCTTTGCCATGTTATAGGCAATATAAGGATCAGAAACATAAGGAAACTCTGCTTTTACCTCTAAGACTTCACCACCATCATCAGATGTATAATCAGGGGTTGCATCATGTAAAACTGTGGCTGTGTCTAGCTCATATTTTTTGTTAGCGTTGAAGAATTCAACAATAACCTTATTTGCCTTCTTGTCTTTATTCCCATAATCAACTGATATGCCAGAATCAGAAATAATGTGATCATCGGTAATACTAAAGGTAGATGAGCCTGTATCTTCAATAGATAGCTCATACTTGCCATTTACATAAAGAAAGATACCTCGCATATTAGCAAGCAATTCTTTAGCATTTTCCATTACATTCTTATTTGTATCTAAGTAACCATTGCAATGAAATCTTTTAACTTTTAGTAAAGATGTTCCATTTTCAGAAGAGTAATTAGAACCAAGAATATTATTAAAATATACAGAATATGCTTCGTTTTCATCGTAAAACTGTGTTCTTTGTATATCTTTTATCTCAGCACCATCTAAAACAAGATTGCCAGAGCCATCTTCTAAATCTATTAGTTCGCCAACTTTGTTTTGCCACCAAACAGTATTTGCACCAGTTCCAGTTATATCAATATAGTCATTGCCAGAAGTGCCACCCCAAGTAACATTTTGTGCAGAGCCATTAAAGTAAGGTTGATCAACCAAAGTATCACAAACATTAGCAGCAGAGCTAAAGGTAGACATATTAATTTGAGATTCAGTTAAACCTTTTCCATACTCATTATTGGTTATGTAATCAAGAAAGCATAAAGCTGGATTGTCTGAATGTTTATAAGTAGAAACAGTGCCAAATGTTTGAGTATTATCTCTAGGATCAAAAACTTTTTTTCCTCTTACTTGTACTGTTAGCTGTGGCACTCCTCGCCATATTCCTTCTTTGTCATAACCAAACGATGCTCCGATGTAACAAATTCCATCTAGTCTATGTGCTGAAGTCCAATTAGGCATTGAAGCAACAAGCATGGGGTCTGCTGTTTGTGATGCAGCTCCATGATGTAAATTAAAAACATATCTATATCTTGCTGTTGGGTCTGTGCCAAATCCACCAGCACCAGCATCTATACCTGTTCCATTTTGTGAAGCTGTATTTAATGATCCTGAGCCTGAGGATATTTTGTCTGAGCCAATATAACCACCATCTCTAAATCTTGCAGAATCAGTTAGTGGGTTACCATCTAGCTCAATTGTTCTGCCCAAAATCTCATCACATTCACCAACTGAAAGGGCATAAACAACATATAAATCTCTTGAATCATTATCACTAACATCCATATAGATAATCTGTGCACCAACCCTTCTTGTTCCATAAATAACTGGTATTTTTCCACCAGCAGAAGTTTTGTTAGCAAGTATATCTTGACCCTTTGCAAGCATTTGCCTTGCTTGTAAATAACCTTTAACGCCAACAGCAAGTGTTGCTGCTTGCATCGTGAATGTAAATGGATTGGCTTTCGCATAAGCAACAACAGCTTTTCCAACATCAAGAAAAAATTTACCAACTGCTGACCAAAAGCTCATTACATTCCCCACCTGACATCTTCTTTGGTCTGTGTTGCAAATTCCATTCCTCTATCACCAGAGCTAAAAGATTGTTGTGATTCGTCTGAATAATGCCTGCCCTTTGTTAAATTCCAATTAGCCCAATGAGAAGATGCTATTAAAGATAGGGTTGAGCTATCTATTGTTTCTTGTATTGATACGCTTCTTATTTGACCAGTAAAATAATTAATAGCACCAACAATTGTTTCATCTGAGTTAAAATAAGCTAAATATATTTCTACTTCTTTATCTGTAAAAGAACCATCTTGTACCAATGATCTAACCTGATCTGTAATGTTTGAAAATCCAAGCGTTAATTCATTTACCTCTAGTTGACCTGTTTCAATGATTGAGTCAACTGTAAGAAAAGAACCACCAGCTTCATAAGAATTAGAATCATAAGTTACATCAGAATACCAATCAGTGAGCCTAATGGTTGATGATAGATTTAACTCAACCAGAAAAGCTGTCTTAGTGGCTGTGGATGATACTTGTGTTTGTAAAGCAGCAGATAGACTTCTAGGCATTAGGTAATAACCTCTCTAACGTCAAATGAAATGCTGTAAAAACCACTAGCATCTGTTGAATACATGATTTCATTGTTTTCAAGATATACAGTAAAGCTAGGTTTATTTACAGTAACAGCTTCATTATCTGCAAGAGATGCTACTAAATTTGGAGATATGG